TAAAATTACAGGAGCAGCACCGATCCATTTTCCCGCCCGATCAATTGATCGACGAGGAATCGGGCCGACGGCTCGCTAAATGGGCCTCTGGTGGCGTGGCAACATCGCCAATCAACCCGATCAGCGCAATCATGCAATCGCAATCTGTCGATGCGTTACGTGATACGTGGTTGTCATTGCCGACATCATTACGCGGCGATACAAATTTAATTACCGCGAAAAATGCACGCTATCGCGAATTGATAGCGCAGGCGGAAAAGGTTCGCGCGGCTGACCTCACGCCGGAACCATTACCGCCGGATGAAATTGTGACGGATCAAACGGAGTAGGGCGCTGCGCTGCGCTGCGAAGCGGGGCTGGGCGCGGTCGGGCGCGGCAGGGCATTGCTTAGCGAGGCAGGGCAGGGCTGTACAATTAACCAGTAGAAGGGACAAATGGCATCCGTAAACAGAGTGATATTGATCGGCAATCTCGGGAAAGATCCAGATATGAGATTCCTGCCCAACGGCGATGCCGTGGCCAACCTGAGTCTCGCCACCACAGAGAAGTGGAAGGACAAGGCAGGCGAAGCGCAAGAGCTCACAGAATGGCATCGCGTGGCCTTCTTCGGCCGTCAGGCGGAAATTTGCGGTGAGTACCTGAAGAAAGGGTCCTCGGTGTACGTCGAGGGCCGCTTGCAGACCCGCAAATTCACCGACAAAGACGGCGTGGAGCGGTACATCACCGAAATCCGGGGTGATCGCATGCAGATGCTTGGCGGACGCGCTGCGCCGAATGAGTCCAGCTCGGACGATGTACAGGATCGCCAACGTACGATACCGACAGCAGCGCAGCCAACGAAGCAAGCGTCAACTAGGATAGAGGATATGAGCGATGACATCCCATTCTGATTATATTGAGTTTATTGCCAAAAAAACTCATTCAAGAATTGAGTTTGGATTTGATCCGATATTTATCCCATCGCAATTATTTGACTTCCAAACCTACTTACTGCAATGGGCATTGCGCAAAGGCCGTTCGGCTATTTTTGCTGACTGCGGTTTAGGCAAAACAATAATTGAACTGGCTTGGGCTGATAATGTTGTCCGACATACTGGTCAACGCGTGATTTTACTGACGCCACTTGCCGTTACTCATCAGATAAAACAAGAGGCAATAAAATTTGATTTTGAAGCGGACATTTCGCGAGACGGACAACTAAATTCATCTATTATTATTACCAATTACGAGCGTTTGCATTTGTTTTCGCCAGACGATTTTGTGGGGATAATTTGCGATGAATCCAGTATATTAAAAAGTTTTTCCGGGGCCACTAAGAGCGCGATAACGACATTTGCACGACACCTACCGTATAGGTTGTTGGCCACGGCTACCGCCGCCCCGAATGATTTTATAGAGCTCGGAACGTCCTCTGAGGCGATTGGTAATCTAGGTTATATGGATATGCTAAATAGATTTTTCAAAAATAGTCTAAATAATAGCGCCTCCGGGAGAATGCGAGGCGAAGTTATTAAATGGAGATTAAAAGGGCACGCAGAAGTCCCATTTTGGCAATGGGTTTGTACGTGGGCTATGGCAGTCCGGCGTCCATCGGATATTGGATTCTCCGATGATAAATTTATTCTCCCTCCGTTATCGGAAATTGATCACGTCGTTAAATCCAATACATTGCCGGATGGCTATTTATTTTCAGTGCCTGCAGTTGGCCTAAAGGAGCAGCGCGAAGAACGTCGCAGAACGATTTCCGAGCGCTGCGATCTGGTATCAAATTTAGTTGCACATGATCGTCCGGCAATTGCTTGGTGCCATCTTAATAATGAGGGTGATTTATTGGAGCATATTATTCCGGATGCGGTACAGGTATCCGGCAGAGATTCGGATGATGAAAAAGAGGCCAAACTAACCGCTTTTTCGCAGGGACAAGAGCGCGTACTTATAACCAAACCAAGCATCGGTGCCTGGGGGCTAAATTATCAACATTGCAATCATGCAACATTTTTTCCATCTCACTCTTACGAGCAATACTATCAAGCCATTCGCCGGTGTTGGCGATTTGGCCAAAAAAGACCAGTGCAGGTAGATATAGTTACAACCGAAGGCGACGTAAATGTCTTAAAAAATCTGCAACGAAAATCGGCGCAATCTGATGTAATGTTTTCCAACTTAGTACGGCAGATGTCTTTAGCTACCGTAGCGAATCAACCCACTCAAAGATCACAACCAATACTAATCCCGTCATGGCTATCATAGACCAAGAAATTTCCACCAACTTCGCCATCTACAATGGGGACTGTATAGATGTTTTGCAATCGATGCCAAAAGACAAAATACATCTATCAATATATTCCCCACCATTTGGCGGTCTATATCATTACAGCAGTTCTCCTCGCGATTTATCTAACTGTGATAATTATGATGTATTTTTTGAGCACTACGGGTACGTCGTTAAGGAGCTGGCGAGAGTCACGATACCTGGTCGGATGACGTGCGTCCACGCAACCGATATTCCGCGGTCAAATTCCGGCAATGACAGTTATTTGGATTTCCCGGGCGACATTATTAGACTCCACGAATCTAACGGATGGCGATTCACTGGTCGGCGAATGATTTGGAAAGAGCCGTTAGAAGTGAGAAATAGAACGCTGTTAAAAAACCTAGCACACAAGACGGTTGTTGATGACAGCACGTTATGCGGAGTCGCGGCAGGGGATCAATTGTTAATGTTTCGGCGGGCCGGCACGAATAAAATCCCAGTATCAAATGCTCATGGGCTATTAGATTATGCAGGCTCCAGAATTCCGCCCAATGATATCTTGCCGTATCGCGGATGGACTGGGAAACAAACCGAGAACCGTTTTTCGCATTGGATTTGGCGACAATATGCTAGCTGCATGTGGGATGATATTCGATTTTCGCGCGTACTTCCGTATCGCGAGGCTAGGGATAGTGAGGACGAAAAACATGTCCACCCATTACAACTAGACGTCATTGATCGATGCGTCCAGTTGTATAGCAATCAAAACGAGATTGTGTTTACCCCATTCATGGGCGTTGGATCTGAAATTTATAGCCCAGTGATATTAGGTAGATTTGGATGTGGGGTGGAGCTGAAACCTAGCTATTATCGGCAGGCCGTCAAAAATACCAAAGCGGCGGAGAAGGGCCATAGATTTGATTTTGCGAATGATGAATTGATATTTGCTGACGACGATGATGAGGCCGTGATTGATCAAACTTAAAGGAAACCCACCACTTGCTTGGCGCGGACTAGCGGAGGAACCGGAATGAGTCGAGTACTACGTGAAATTAAAGCCCAATTGACTGGCGAGCGCCTTCCTCCTTCGCTATCACTCGTAATGGCAGAAGATGATTTTTTCTACCAAGCGGGATTCGGAAAAGAATATCGTATTGATGTGCGTCTGGGTGGTATTACCCAGTTAAAGGAGCCCACCGATGAGTACATTACTTATGCGAAAAAAAACATGCGCAGGCGAATTGCAGAGGAAATTTTCGGCGAGTTCCGCAAACCCCTCCTGGAGATAATTCAAAGATTTCTGGAAAGCGGAGATTCGAGAGGTGCCGCTAAGGCGACCCACATACTCGAAAATATGTTTTCGGAGGAACCGAAATGAAAGTTCGTTTCTATTGCGACATTTACGGCGTACCCTCTAAATGGTTGCTAGCGACTGCAAGGGCCTTCAGTTCCTCACTGATACAACAACGAGGATTATAAAATGAAGAGACTGTTTCTAGCAGCACTGCTGTACCCGTTTGCCGCATTGGCCGATTCCGGCGAGGCGTGCATTGCGGCTGGGCTTCCTGGACCATCGTGCCACAGCGCCGGAGACCTGGCGAGCGATCCAGATGGGTTCCTGGATAGCCGTGGCGGCGGACGATCAGGTCGTTATGTCGGGGTAATCCCATTTACGCATCAGGCGGCGTTTTTCCTGTCGGCTGACAAAACCCTCACTTCGCAGATTTCGCGGTCCTCTACTGGGCGCGTGCATCTGTATGTGGGGCAACCTGCGATAGGGGATGTCGCGCCCATCATTGATGCAGGCGGCGCACACTTCACGCTACCCGCTAGCGCTTCCCCCTACGTCATGACCGTCAACGGATACACCTACGGCACGTATGGCGTATGGAGCTACACCAATCGCCTAACTGCGGAGTAGCTAGGTCCGCTTGTCCTGCTTCCCGCGCACTTCTTCGCGTAACTCTTTAAGCCCTACGCTGATCGAGTTCTGAATCTCCCGCAGAACGGCGAATATCTCGTCGCTCTGCTTTTCCAGATAGTGGACCTTGGTCTGGTTCGATGCCATTGCAGCGGTGAATACCATCATCTCTTGTCTGGCTGCTTTCACATCTTCCGCCACTTTGAATATCTGCTTTTCATGGTCTTCACGAAGCTCACGGATACGGTCGAGTGCACCCTTGTACAGGTAGCCGAGTAAGGCGGTGAGCAGACCACCGATAGGTTCAATCCAACCAGCAGGAAGCATTTCATCTCGCAAAGAAAATTCTATTGCCGGACTTCGGCGGTTTCGATTGTAAATGACACCACGCGGGTGTATCCCGCGGATGCTCCATGTATAGCTCCGCCACCATCAGTTGATGCAGCGCGAATTGCTGCGCCCACCTCGTCAACCGTCCATCATCCACGATGTCAACCGCTTGGCAGGTCTGATGCAAGCTCAGCTTGGCCGCGCCAGGGGTTTTGGCGTTTATCTCTGGGGGCCGGTATCCGCTGCTCACTTGCCAGATCAAAGGGTCTGGCACCGCAAGCAAAAATCCGTTTACCCGGCGCAGGAGATCGATAGCGTTCTCCCGCATCTCCTGGGTGAGGGGATACTTTGCGTGCCGCCCCATCAGGTATTCATCCAGCGTAATCACGTCATTGTACGGGCAGTTCCGCTATCGGCTCTTGGCAGATAGCGCGCCAAGCCTGCGCCTTCTCGACATTTCCGCCGTATGCCCGCACCCAAGCCCCTACGCTGATCGCTCGGCAAAGCGTGAACTCCGCGCCAAGCCGCAACTGATCGTAGACGTCTGCGCCCTTTGCGGCGAACGGCTGAAGCGTTCCACACCCAGTCAGACCGATGCCTAGACAAATAGCCAGTAGTATTTTCATTTAGGTTTCCTCGGATCGGATCGGAGTTGTTGGACAATAGCGGTTGCCGCCCCAACCAGCGCGCCGGGGACGATCACCCACCAGTCGTGCGATTGTGCCACGGCAGCACCGCTCAACGCGCCGGCGGCCAGTGCGGACAAGGCCAAATTCACGTAAGGATTCATCGCAGGCACCCTATTCGTTTAGTTGCCGTCACCATGTTATCAATCCATGAGTGTACTTCTTTCCCCGGCGGGTTTTTCCCGCCCCAGTGATGCGTGCCCCATGGCGCTTGTGCAATCGCGAGCGCACTATCAGCGGGGGCGTAGGCCGGATGCGCCGCGTCCAGCGCTTTACGCATCATGAAGTCGTGGCGATCGATGACCAGCTTGCCGTCTATCCACTGTTGCACGATGCCGTCATGCTCGCCCGGAGTGTTCACCTTGACGCGCTCCTCAATGCAGTGCCATTCGTCCAGTGTCACCGGCGTACCTGCCAGGATGTCGCCGTACAAGCCTTTCTGATCGACGTGGTAGGCGTAAATAGTCACGATCACCTTCGGATAAATCGGGTTGCCTGCGTCGCAGTTCATTTTGAATTCCTGCCGCATACTCCATCCGCAGTAGCCATCAGCAGGACGGCCTGAGTTACCGCAGTACGTCGTATTGCTCGTAATGCCGGGGAGTTTCCCGCCATCGCATACCGGCGTGTCACGGAAGTCTGCGCCGAATTTCAGGTAATACCTGACATACGCCTCTTCCATTTCCGCGCCGAGTGCGATCTTCGGGTAAAACGTTGGCGTGCCGGTGCCCCAGATAGCGTTCGCCCGGAGCGTTTGCTTAAGGCCCTGCGTGCCTGCGTACCCTCCGGCGTCGCGCATAATGTCACGCTGCTCATACGGAAACAACCCGCCGTCAGTCGTCCATCTCGATGGCACGTCCTTCCTAATCGGTGGCGTTCGAGTCCACCAGTTCTCCACCTCGCCGACGTCGAAGTTCTCAGCCCATACCACCCATGGATGCGATGCTATGCCGATGTCGCCTGGGTAGTCGTCTGCGAAGCCGACGCATGGATCCTCAATTAGTGCTGCGCTCCTCGGCACAACTAGCTCCATTACGCCCACGGATCCCTTGCCGGTTGCGCTCGTAATGGTTAGCACTAATTTTGCGGCAATCGCCTCTAGCGGCGCGACGGGGAATACGATCGCCGCATTAATGCCAAGCGTGCCACGCTGCCCTACCGCGTAGCTCGTCGATGTATCGATAGTACTGTCAGCAATAGGCGTGACCGTAAACTCGCCTCCGTCGGCCAATGTGTAAATGAGTCGCGGTGGCTTCTCCGACTCCCGCGAACCAAAGGCAATTGGCCCACCAGCGCCCCGCAACATATAACCGTCGCCACGCATGATAGGCGAGACATCTAGGAGCACCTCGCCAGTTTGCGCTGCCGCAATTGATGCGCTAGCGTATGCCTGCGAGCCATACATAGCGCCGCTCACATCCCTCCAGTCGCCGCCCGTACGCCGCCACTTGAATGTAGCGCCTAGATTGTAGTAATCCCGCGTAATGCCGCTCGGCCCGTCATAGGGCGCATAGTCGTCAGCATGCGCCAGCGTTGCCGCTAACAATAAAAACAGTACTCGAATCATGTTTCCACCTTCACGGCGCAGGCCGCATTGACGCGCTTTCGTAGCGCCGGTTGGTCGTGGTAAGCCTCGCGCCGAATGCCTATGATCGCATCATAAATAGGTTTCGGATACCCTTCTTCAAAAATCTGCCAACGGTCTTCCGCTAGGCCACTTTCCACCACACTCAACGCTCTATCTGCCCACCATCGCGTAAATTGGCATTCGGCGCTAACGGATGTGGCCAATAACAGCACAATTATTTGACTGGTCATATATTACGTATCCGGGCTAATGCGTACGACGTTTGTGCCGTCCGCCCACAAAACTGCATATTTAGTTTGCGCCACCACGATCCCTGTACCGCCCGATGTTTTGAACGTCGTTGTAAACGCCCCAGTGTTGTTACAAAACACAATACCATCCCAGTCGTTGGGAACAATAACGTTCCGGTTTGCTGTGAGTACGCCTGTCGTCGTTAGGTGTCTACACCTAGCCTGCGCTGCCGATAGCGTGACATCGGCTGATGTCACAGCGACGGAAATTTTACTAGTGATATGATCGGGCTGCGTCCACGCGCGTCGATCGGTATAACTGGTAATTGCGCTAGCCCCAGTCACGACCTCAAACAAGGGTATTTGACCGGCAGTAAAGGACGTCGAATTTCTCGACACAACACCTGCGCGCGTCGCCTCGACGAAGTTTGTCACGCTCGCCGTGAGCGCCAGTGTGCTCGTGCTGATCGTAGTTAACACACCGTCTACCATCATCTGGCCTCCGTAGTATCCCCACGTCAACCCGGTTGTTGTATCGTTGCGCCTACCAAATATGGATGCCCCCCCAGATGCCACGCTGTCCAGAGTATCGAGCGCTGCGTTAACCAAAACCTCCGGCTGATTAGTGGAGTTATCAAGTTTTGTAATAAGCAAATTCGTGGTTGTTGCCATCGTGGGCCTTTATACAGTGGCGATGCCAGGCGTGCCGCGCCCTACTACGGTGGACATCTGATAAATGTTGACGAGTACGCTTGCTTGAGCGCTGCCGAAATCGGTCACTTGATCCGCCACGAGATAGGTGGCAGTCGGTGACGTTACAGTGATGGTACGCTTCACTACGCTACCGCTCATGATGTCCACTTCGTACTTCTCGATTGTGTCATCAAGCGGAATATCTACATTCGCCCCCCATGCGGTACCGATGCGTGACCGTCGAAGCCATGTTATCGCCACATCAAGACTACCGTTTCTTGTCGCGCGGATGTATACCGGAGAAAAAGGTTTCTTACCTGCCTGAGTATTGGTGAACGGATGGGGCGTAGTCTCAGATGCGACTGCGCCGATGCGGACGCCCTTATACAACCTAAGCGCATTAACGGCGCTAGATGTAATCCGCTGAGTCGTTACGCTCACCGGGACAAAGCGCTCGCCAGCCGAATGCCCGGCGATCGCCCACTCTGTTCCGCGTCGCCCACGTAGCAATCTGGATAACGTATACGTCAACGTGCCTATCAATGTGGCCGTGCCATATTGCATTAGCTCATTGCCCACGATAGCCGCGTTACCTCCCGCGAGCAACTGCTCATCCGTGATCGAGGATAACGTGCCCGCATATAGTTTTACAGTCAGCGTATTAGCCATATCCCAGACATTGCCGCCTAAAAAATCACCTGGAGCAACGGTAACGTACCCAAGAGATGCCTCACTCATCGATCCTATCGTGTTATATGTAATACCGCTGTCCACGGACTCCAAAAGCACAGCAGAAACCGCCGACACTGTATTATCTGCTACGACGTAGTAGCCGAGATTATCGTCTGTATCCCTCAGTATCGGGATATCCAGTAGTTCAAACTGTTTTTGCAGTAGTGGCGTGATAGTAGATGGAGTCCACCCAGCAACAGCGCCGGACGATGCATTGCTGTAAACGCTTGCGTCATCTGCAATCGCATCTACTTTCATCTGAGTCATGCCTAGCACCTCTCGGCCCACGCATAACATACGTCGAGATGTGCCTGCCTCATCGCTGAACGTAAACGCATCTCCCGCGTTTAGCGCCCAGTTCTTGCGCGACGCGACAAAGGACCATTGCACACGTGATGCCCATGCCTGATAAAGCGCTACGTCTGCCGCGCGTTTCGCGGTAGTGGCAGAGATGGCGACTGGGAGCGTCGCGATGACCTTTTCTCGACTACGCGTAGTGTGTCGAAATGCTGACTGTGTATTCACTTCGTAGTTCAGCGCATTATCGCTATATGCCACGTCTATCGTCGATGGTATATCAATCTCATCGGTACGCTTACTGATGTACGGACGCTTAGCACTACCGTCATCGGGCATGATCAATTCCGTATAGTCAATCGTCATAACCGATGCGCCGCCGAACTTTTTGGCCTTTATCTTTCCGTCTTCGTTGACAAGATCAAATTGCGCGATTTTGCGCAGCGGATCAATTGCAGCGCGGCCCTGTGTCCTGCGATCTATGGCGTAGCCTTCCACCGTGTCGGATGAGATCTCAGAAAGATTCAGATCTCCACTTGATACGCCAACCTCAGAGCACACCGCAGTAATAATGTTCGCAATTGTCGATGTAGCCCCCGTTGATCTATCGCCACGATACCTAATAAGCACGACTTCCGAGAATCTCACGTAGACATCATCAGTAGTCGGTGAGTACACCATTTCTTTGGGGACTCCATAAATATTAACCTCTGTCGTAATGTCAACCGTTCTAATGGTCGCGCCCGTGATGTCTTTCCAAAGGAGGCTTTTGCTCGCCACATCATACGCAATGACTGCACTTCGGGACGAGTCCAACGCAATAGCAATGCCCACATTGGACAACACAAGCGAATCGGTGAGAGGAATAAAATCAAACCGATAAAGATTACGCGTCCCACTTGGGGCATGCGTACACCAAAAACAACTATTCACATTATCGACAAGCGGATTATCCGCCGAGCCAGCCGAAGACCCCGCAAGGCTAAACTCTTGTTTGACGATATTCCCAAGGCGATCATAGATGATGAATCTATTATTCGATTGCGCGATCATCCATCTAAACGTTCGCGCCTCCCAAATAACCGCGCCATTGGCTGGCCCCCATGAGGATGGGATTGTGATTGTGTATTTAAGAGCTGCCGCATAAGACGTACCATCTTGGAGTAGCTTGTACCTCCCCAGCACATCAAACGCCCCATTAACGGTAATCCATACCTCATCATTCGCTAGATTTATCGCAACTGCACAATAACTATAAAAATACGTAGTTTTCGACAGTAACCTGCGCGTTGCGCCATCAGTCAAATTGACTATCCGCAATGATCCTGAGTCTCTTATCCAGAGCACATTAGCGGCATCGTCGTAGGTATGAAAGTACAAGCCGGACACTTGCCCCTGGGATTCAGTCTGAGAAACACTATAAAATTGTGCCCCAGTGCTAGGAGTTCGAGATTCTATCTGCCATCCAAATATCCCATTCCCGCCGCTTGTTATATTCCGAGTTCTAAAAACCAAACGATCATTCCCGAGATCGTAGAAAGGGATGGACCTTGTCACGTCACAAGTCGCACCGGGGTTTAACAAAAATCGATCTAACGATGTTAATGTGGCTTTGCTTGGCCCATAAACGCCACCCACGATAATCTCAGCAGTAACGTTCGGGATGCGCTTACCATACGAATTAAGATTCAGCGTATCGAATACGATATATGTATCCCCTCGATGCGCATTCACATTACCGACGCCGAGGTAACTTTCCATAAGCGTATCTGGGAGCTGCGTTTCTGTGCCTAAGTAGAGACGGTATTGCTCTCTACTCCCCATCCTAATTACAAGCGGATTGGTCCCGCTTGCGCCGAAGAAACTAGCCCCGACAGATGCCGCCGTAGGACGAAAATCTAACACCAGCACGTTGTCAAACCAAAGTCTTGATATCCCTACGATAGGGCCTTTGCATAACTTAAAGGCAACATTCGCCAATGCTGTGTGAGTAGTCGTAGATATTTCAGGCGATGGCGGGCTTCCTTTGCCACCCCCGCCGCTCGTAGTCGTCGATGACTCTTCTATGAGATCCACGCCCCATATCAATACACCCTGCGTTTTGAACGTCCCGAATCCAATCGGAATGGGCGATCCGAATTCGCCTGCGTTGATCCGCTTATCTTGCAGATTCGGTTCTATCCTGGATACCGGATCAGGATGTAGTGCAGTGTAATACTGTTTGCCTGCATAAGCTCCTATGATAGCGCCCGCAACCGCGCCATATGGATTGCCGCCGCTGTATATAAACCCCGCTACCGCGCCCCCTATCGCGCCGGAAATTACGTCACCAGTACTACCGCCCATGTAGCACGCTCAGATCAAAACAGAATTGAATTCGAAAAGCCCACTCATCGAGCCTACGCTCTTCAACGAACGCATCGACGCGCGCATGAATGATAATGTCATTCCCCGCATAAATGGCCGCATGATGCAGAATTTTACCTGGGGCTAGTAATAGCAGATCTCCAACGTCTCGATGCGGGATTTCCTTTTCTGTAGCATGCTCACGAACTGCGCCAATGAACTCCGCAGGCGCAGCCGCTCGCCCGTAATTTGCCCTGTCGTTAATCTGCACGCCAAGCACTTTTAGTGTGCAAACGACCAGTCCAATGCAGTCTAGCCCGACTCCAGGCAATCGACCTTGATGCGTCCACGGCGTACCAATCATCCCTCGCGCCGTCGTCACAATATCATCCCTGCGGATCATCGCCGAATAAAGTTAGTTAGTAGCGTGGAGCTGGGCTTGTCAGGCTCCGCTCGCATGTTGTAAATGTTCGCGAATTTATCCTTGCAATGCGCCTTGCTCAAATCGCATCCTGCGTAAATCGTGAATGTGTCACCTACCGCCACGGTATTCACCATAGGTAGATAGAGTTCTATGACGGTTGCGAGCTGTGATTTAATCTCCATCTGATAGCCGTTATTCGCGCCAGAAGTCCAAACAATCTTGCCGAACTGCCAGAAATTATTCACCTCCGTAATCGTGCTATCAGCAAAAACTTGATTGCTCGTTTTTGCCGTGACGCTGCCCGTCATGACGAGAGCATTCATCGTGACCCACGTCACGGTGTTATCTGTCGTAGTGCCGCCGATAGTAGTATTCCATGCGGGCTCAGATCCGCCCGACGTGCCCGCCACCGAACAACGGAACCATCTGCGCAATGCTGCGATAGGCTTGACGCGAGAGCCAATCGCCGAGTCTTGCCCATTGCTTAACATGTACGCCGTGGATGCAACCCACGCCGCAGGCGTAGCGCTGACCTTGCATCGTGTATCGAATAACCGAGCGCGGCATGTCTGCGACGTAAGCTCCACAATACTCATGGACAATTGATCGGAGATATCCGAAATCTCCATGATCCACATCCGGCCATCAATCTGTATATCAGATACTTTAGCCTTGCACCAAGTCGCCGCGCCCATTGTCGTGTCGGCCCAGTTGACTAAGTACACATCAACGTCGGCGAAATCGTATAGCCCAGCATGGACACTACTCTCTACAATCCCCGCAGCATCAAGCGCGCCGGATACCTCGAACTTGCTAGCCTGCAATCCTAACTTCGTAGGGATGGATGATGGCGTAGCGCCCAAGATTGCAGAATAGGTTATCCCGCCGACTACAATATCCACATCAGCAGTGGTTAAGCCGATAACCGTTGGCCCGTCTAGTGGATGCTGGTAGGTGATCTTGTAGGCAAACGCGAGTGATGCGACATCTCCCGCCATGTGTGTCGCCAGCGCGGACGGTATCGTAATCACTAAACAGACTCTTCCACGAGCAGCACTTGCTGGCCGA